AGGTCGCAATAGCGAAAAAATTAGGTGTGCCACTCGAAGAATACGCAAAACAAATAAAAAACACGGAAGGAGCGTAAAATGACAAAAGACGAAAAAAATACTTCTCGTGCGAGCCAGACACGGTCAAAATCTGAGAGACCTAAAGTGTGGGTTCCACCATCTTCTCTAGATGCACCTCCTGCACCTGATGGATTCAGGTACAGATGGATAAGAGCAGAGAGCGTTGGCTTTCAAGATACGAAAAACATAACCGGAAGATTAAGAGAAGGTTATGAACTAGTTCGTGCCGAAGAAATTGAAAACGCATCTGATTATCCAGTTGTCGAAGACGGCAAATACAAGGGGGTAGTTGGGGTAGGTGGCCTTCTACTTGCGAAGGTACCAATCGAGATTGCGAAGCAGAGACAAGAGTACATGACTAGACGTCATGAACAAAGAAACGAAGCAGTTGAAAACGATCTTATGAAGGAGCAAGACCAGAGGATGCCTATCAATGTTGACAGGCAGTCTCGTGTAACCTTCGGTGGTACTAAAAAGTAATTTTTAAATCACTGAATTATATAAACCGTACTGGAGGCCCTTCGGGGCAGGTACATAAGGAGAAACAACTATGGCAAATAGAAACACTCAAGGTTTTGGTTTGATTCCTGCAGGAACGCTTGGACAGACTCCAGCGACTTCTGGAACAGGCAAATACAAAATCGATGCGGGTTCTACGACTACGCTATATCACGGCGGAGCCGTTGCTTCTAATGCTGGTTACATTGTTGATGGTCAAACGACTGATGCACCTATCTTAGGTGTACTTAATGGAATATTCTATAACGACGCGACTACTTTAAAGCCGACGTTTGCGAATTTCTACAAGCAACCAATTACACCAGCAAACTCAGAAGATATCGATGCTTTTGTATTCGATAACCCTCAACAACAATATGTAGTAGCGACTGATGATACAGTCACTCAAGCTGGTTTCCTAGAAACTTATGACATGAACACTTCTGCTGGTAGTGATACTACTGGTAAGTCTTCAGCGACATTAGATATAGGCGACACAAGTGCTGACGCAGCTTCATTTAGATTGCTTAGATCTGCAGAAGATCCTGAAAACGAGGATATTACTGCTGGCTTTGCATCTGTTGTAGTTTGTATCAACTTGATTGAGCTACAATCGTAATAGCTAGAATAGGAGATAAAAAATGGCAATATCACGATCACAACTAGTCAAAGAACTAGAGCCAGGTCTGAATGCACTATTCGGGCTTGAGTACAAAAGGTATGAAAATCAGCATGCTGAGATTTATACTACAGAGACATCTGACAGAGCTTTTGAAGAAGAAGTAATGTTAAGTGGATTTGGAAACGCACAAGTAAAAGCTGAAGGTCAAGGCGTATCATTCGATGATGCACAAGAGACTTTCACAGCTAGATACACTCACGAGACAGTAGCTTTAGCATTTGCTATCACGGAAGAAGCTATCGAAGATAACCTCTACGATAGATTAGCTTCTAGATACACAAAAGCTTTAGCAAGATCTATGAGCAGTGCAAAACAAGTAAAAGCTGTTGAGTTATTAATCAACGGTTTACCATCAACTGCAACTTTCAAGTCAGGCGATGGTGTTGCTTTGTTTAGTACAGCTCACCCTACAGTAGCGGGTACTTTTAAAAATACCCTATCTACTCAGGCGGATCTTAACGAAACGTCATTAGAGCAGTCGTTAATTGATATTAACGCGTTCACTGACGAAAGAGGTCTTAGAGTTGCAGCAAGAGGTGTAAAAATGATTGTCCCTTCGGAAAATCAATTTACAGCTGAGAGATTATTAAAATCTCAAGGTAGAACTGGAACAGCTGACAATGATATCAATTCAATCGTATCTATGGGAATGATTCCTCAAGGTTATAGAGTGAACAATTACCTAACTGATACTGATTCGTTTTACATCATTACAGACGTACCAAACGGTATGAAAATGTTCAACAGAGCTCCGTTGACAACTGCAATGGAAGGTGATTTCGATACTGGAAACGTAAGATACAAAGCTAGAGAAAGATACTCATTTGGAGTATCAGACCCTAGAGGTATCTTCGGCGTAGAAGGTGCGTAATAATTAAATTTATGGGGCCGCCTTAAAACGGCCCCATTTACTTAACAAACTGGTGAGAACATGAAAAAATTCAGAGTACAAATATTTGCATATCACAGACACGCAGATTTTATTATTGAGTCCTTAGACGGTCCCATAGACATAGAAAACGCTATCATTGACAAGCTGGGAAAAAATGATATAAAATGGGAACATCTTGGAGAAATGCATGATCCAAGAGTAAACAGAATAACCTATGAGGAGGTTATAGATGGAGGCGATAATGCAACAACTGGAGACCCTTTATACACAGAAGAAGGGACTAGATCTTCAATGGGAGCAGGAGCATCTGAAAGAGGGTAGATATAC